AGCGAAAAGACATATCGAGGCTCAAATCCTCGCCAAGCTCCTTAAGTAAATATTTATAAAACCTAGGGACGGGAGCCCTAGAACCCTGCTGGGTAATAACCCCAGCAATCGGAAATACATCAGTCATAAAGTATTCCCGAAACCAAGAACGACCTATACCCTTAGACATAAGTAAAAATTCCGAATTAGGACAAATAATCTCGCCATCATCCAAAACAGCCAAAGGCGGCGAAACCTGCGAACCCTTAGCCTTCTTCAAAATATATCTAGCGATATAGGCAGCGCTCTCAAAATTCAAACTACCAATCAAGTGCTGACCATAGTGCCAAGATTTAGTAACTGCATCAGATACGTAAGTCCGTTCGCCATTAGAACTACGACCAAAAATGCGGCGATCATCGCCAAAGTCCACGCCAAACAACGCAATATGAAAGTGAGGACGTCTGGAAACATCTCCGTATTCTCCCGAAGCAACATACTTAAACTTAAAACCAGCCTTACGCAAACGCTTAAAAAAACGCTGCAAATCTTCCTTCCAAAGCTGGCCATGCTCAGGAAGATGCTCGGGACTATATGTGAGGTTGAGCATACAAGACACCTTGTGCATTGCCTGTTCGTGAGTAATGCGAATCGCCCACTCCCTCGAGTAAGCCAAGCGACACTCTATGCACTGGCCGCACTTGATGGGGCCGTGTGTAGGATGTTGCCATTGTGTAGTACACACAAACGCTTATAAACGAATTCCGCCACGCATAGGAGCCGCCATAATGTTGGCCCCCTTAGTACGCCCTACATTCCCGCGAAACTGCGCGGAAGAGGCGGATTTAGACACTGAGGAACGTGATAAAGGCTTCATAAAAATCTCCAATAAAAGCAATGATACATGAAAACAAGAAAAGGTGTCAATAAGTACAGTTACATCAAGTAGCGAACTGTACTTATCTCTCACTCCGCCTTAGACGGCGGCACCGAATCTGTCGCTGGTGCGACAGAAACGGACGATTTGGGGACAGCAAGCCCCAAACGAATAGCCTCATCAGCATTGCTGGGATCGGCAAAAAACTCAAGAAACTCTTGAGGAGAATTATGGAAGCGAGAACGAACCTTCGCATCCATAGACATGAAGTTCTGATCGGCAAGCCGTACAGCATTCATGGCAGACTGAAAGTCAAAAACGCCCTCGTAATCAACATACTGGGGCATAGAGACTGGATCAGGCAAATGACCAGTCTTCATAAAAACATCAACAATATTGTTGATATCAGACTCAGCAGCAAATTGCTGTTGCGTCAGAGAAGGGTCTTTACAGACCAAAGCAGTCTGATTCGAGACTGCAAACATATCGTAGTTAAAAGGACTACGAACAAAAATAGAGCTAGACATAAAAACTCCAAAATAAAAAAATAAAAAAACAAAAATAAAGAAAATACCAAAAAAATCGAAAATAAAACTTAGAAAATACCGAAGACAAAATACATAAAAAAATAAAAAAAGAAAAAATAAAAGAAGAAAAAAACATATCACTTATGAAGTAAAACACGCATAAGTAACTCAAGGATAGGACCAGCCTCCTTAAAAAGGCGACCTGCTCCATCAAAAACACCATGGGCAGCCTTAACATCATATTCAGCCAGAATATTCTGATTCTCACGCAAAGAAGCATCCCAATCAGTCAAACGAATCAAAGACGCGACTTGCGCACTTTGATTCTCCATCAACTTCACAGAAGCTCTCAACTGATTACCAGTCTCAGTCAAATTCCAACCCTGTTTAACAAGATTCTGATATTCCTCACCCAAATTCTTGATAACAGCCTTAATCTGTTCATTAGAAGTATTCAAATTAATAACTTCCTGAACAGTCTTATCAGCAGTCTTCTGAGCCAAATTAGTTCGAGCACCAGCCTCACCAGCAGAAGCAACATTCAAATCAATTTGAGAACCAGCAGTAGAACCCTGCTGATACTGTTGATAAGAAGAAGTCGCTGCCGCTCCGGCATTACCCATAACAGCCTGGGCACCACCAGGGGAGCTTGCGCCCCCCTGGGAATAAGCAAGCATAGGATTCAAACCAGCGGCCTTCATATCCTGAACAGCACGCTGATAAGCAGTGCTAGACATACGCTCTTGAAAATCGCGATTGGACTGAGCCTGAGCAGCATTAGCAGAATTGGCATCCTGTTGACCAGCATAACCCAATATAGGGCCAGCAAACTGGTCAATAGCACCGCCAATGGTACCCCCGAAAGGGATACCAGTAGCCTTACCTAACTTCTGAAAAAAGCTCATAATTAGAAATGGTCGATGAGACCCGGTACGGAGTAAAGCGGCAAAGGCCTTGCGGCGCGAATATCGAAGAAGGCATCCAAAAGTAACTGCTGTCCATTAGCCGCAGAGCCCACCGCCAAGTTACGCGCCAGTGGGGGCGTATCTTGAATGAAAGTAGAGTTAAGAGTAGGCAAAGATGCAAACTTCTGCGCGTAATGCCACGGGTCGATAGTGCCTGCCGATGTGGACTTGAAAAGGCCTGTGATCTGGCTAGGGTTATAACGGTACTCAGCCCACCGCTCCTGATATCCAAAAACCGCAGAATCGTTAGCAGAACCATCACAATAAATCTCCTTATTCAAAACAGCTTGTTCACCAAGCATAGCAAATACAGGGAAATAAAAATCGTAACGCGTATTACGCGACCACATCTTACGAAGACCTTGCTGATAAGTCAAATCAGCGCGAACAGAAATAATGCCAATCACATATCCATGCTCAACGAAAGACTGCGAAAAACCGTGACGATTAGCCAGATATGTACCATAAGCAGCTAAATTACCCAACGGTGTAGAACCATCAGTAGCAGAAGTCTGTGGAATAGGTGTCAAATTAATAGGTGTAGAGCCACCACCTAAATACTCAGGACGCTGTAAACGCGCATCAGGCGAAACAACGCCAAAATGTGAACGAATAATCTCAGTGTATCGAGTACCACCCCGCGCATCGCGCTCCAAAAGCTTCTGAATCTGAAAAGACTGACGCAACTGATTGATAGTTGCAGCAGTAGCAGCACTCAAATCAGCATACAAAGAATAAGCATCAGTACTACTAACACTAGGGTCGTAACTAACCTTATAACCAGATGTATTGGTAGTAAGTTCCTTATAAGTGCCAGCATTACCAATAATCGATAAACCATTACTGGGGCCACCAGCCATATCAGTACGAATAGGAGCTTTAGTACCCAAAGGAATACTTACCGCTGTCCCACCCTTCTGAGGCCATGGCAACGAGCCAGTGAAATAATCATGACGCTTGCCACGTCGAAGGAGAGTGTAGTTAGATGCGGGAGTGGTGTCCGGTCCATCCCCTTTATCCACCGTGACGGAATTCTGAAGATTCTCGTCTCGGAACCATTGATTAAAGATGAGGTTGTAAGCGCGAACAGGGAGGGCATTGTGTGAAACAGTGTTTGAATTACCAACTTGCCCAACAGTAGGCAAACCTAAATAATCCTGTAAAGAACCAACAGCATAACCGCCAGCTGGCGATACCTGTTGAGGAATAGTATAAGAAATCGAATCAGAAGGGTTGTCCTGCTCACCCATAAACTTAACCCAATTGTTCCAAACTAAACGATTAGGAACAAAAAAGAAAAAAGAATCCAAGTGGAGGTTATCCAAAACAGGAAATAAAGGAGTAGCAAGCCGGCCAAACATGGTCGCGTTAACATTAAACGTATCACCAGGTAGAACCTCCTCACACATTATCGGGACAAGATAGCCCGAATCAAAAGTAGTCTTAAGCGTCTTCTGCATAGTAAAAGAAGAACGCGGAATATCCGACTTAGGAACCATAGCGAAGCTATGAGCATTAACACTTGCATTGCGATGCATAAAAACTCCAAAAAAGAGGGGGCCGAAGCCCCCGAGGTTAAGAAACTGTCAAAGCGTCCTTGCCACGAACAAGAACAAAAGGATCACCACAAACAATGTTGCCAGTGGAATCGTCAAACTCACCAAGAAAATACAAATCATAATCGTCAGGATGCTTATTCAAAGGATTCTGAGGATCAGCACGATTTACTTCATCAGTAAAATCGCGAATAGCAATGTTCCGATGTGGAACAACAAAAGGACGTGCAAAAGTCTGCGAAGCACGATCTTGAACGGAAACAATATATTGAATCATAAAACCTCTTAAATAGAACGCTTAGAACGAGATGTTCCAGCAATAGAAACTAAATTACGAGCAGCCTTGCGATGAGGCTGCAACTCAAAATCTAACCTTTCCCTCTCCATCTCTGCCCGTGCAGAAGAGCGAAAAGACATATCGAGGCTCAAATCCTCGCCAAGCTCCTTAAGTAAATATTTATAAAACCTAGGGACGGGAGCCCTAGAACCCTGCTGGGTAATAACCCCAGCAATCGGAAATACATC